TTATTTTCTTCTTCGCGGGTTTTCTCATTATTTAATGCAGAATATGCAGCAGCACCTGTACCAAGAATTACTGCTGCAGCAATTGGATGGGCAGCTGCTAGTTTTATTAATGCAGCTCCAAGTCTTAAAGTGAATCCAGCTACGGATGCTAAAAGTCCAGTTACAAAACCAGTGAGACCACTTCCAAACAATAAAAATCCAGCAAGTAATGCAGGCCAAGTATCTTCAAGGAACCTTCCAATAGCATTAAGTTTCCCTTCATTATCTGGATCACTCATCCAATCAACAATTGCTATAAGAACTTTTCCTATTAAAATTGTTCCTATAAATTTAAGAATGCGACTCAGTATACCTTCTACTGGTTTTAGTATTTTTTTAACACCCTTCAATAAACCTTTGAAGATTCCACTCTCAAGTTTATCTTCTTTCCCCTTTCTTTTTACTCTCTCACCTTTTCTTCTTTCTTGATTTGCAGTTTTTTTCTTTCGATTCTGATCTTCCTTTAAAGTTCCAAGGATTGAATTAACACTTGCTAAAATTTTCTCTAATATATTCTGTTCCTGTTCTTCACCACCAGGTTTAACCAAAGCACCTGGATTAACTTTAGTTTTTCTTATAGCAAGTGCTCCACCCTTACCAGTTCCTGGAAGTGCTTTCTGCATAGCACCTGCAGTGGGTGATTGTTTTTTAAATGCGTCTGCTGATATCCTTGTTTTCTTTACTTTAAATGTTGGATCTGCTTCTTTTCTTTTTTGTCTTACCTTTCTTATTTCGTCTGCTAAGAATCCAATGCGAGGGTCACTTGCATCTTTTATTGTTAATGTATTGACTACCTCCATCAAGGCGCTAAGATAATCTTCCTCTTCGGAGAGATTATCAAGGTCTACACCCATCTCTAAGAGTATTTCTATTGGATCAGTAGTCGCCCTAGATGCCATTCGCTTGTTGTTGTTTTAATTTTTCTTCTTCAAGATGCTGTTCCAATAACGCAACATAAATGTCACGTTCCCATGGTATCATATTTTCAATCTCAGTTAATGAGTATTTATGGTACTGCATCAAGGCAAAGTTTAGTTTAAAATAACTAACAAGACTCATATGTACCAGGGCTATGCGAAAAAACTTGCTAGTCCTTCCAGTACAACTTCACTTTCAACTTTTGTATTTGGATTTGTCACTTTAATTTTATGTGACAACTTCGGCATAGTCTCAAAGAATGTTTCAATTGACTTGAACTGAGATGAATTCATCTGCTCTAAGAAGTCTTTGAGTTCTTTCTTAGTGCAATCATCTGCTGCCCATACATCATCTTCAGAATAAATTTTATCAACACAAGATGCAATCAAATCAAATGATTGATCCATTGCATTCTTATTTTCAAAATCAAAGTTGTTCTTAATAAACTGATCAAGAGATGGATACTTCATTTCCATCATAAGTGTATCATCAATTTTAATTTGTCTAGTGTGCTCATCATTTTTTTGAACACGAATTTCATCTAGGTCAATATTTACAGGCACCTCTGTAGTCTCATCATCAGGACAAATAATATTTACTTCAATATTTTCTCCAACAGATTTTCCTCTGATGTTTAAGAATAGAAACTCAATATCAAATGTAGGAAGTGTTTCGACTTTAATTCCTTTTGTCTGAACACAACTTTTAATGACTGCTTTGATTGCAGTTGTAATTTGTTTTGTATCCTCACTCTCCAGTGCAAGAACAAGAACTTTCTCTTCTTTTACAAGGAAGGGTCTGAACTGAATTGTCTGTCCACTAGAAGGTAGTTCCAACTCATATGTTGGTGTTGCAATCTTTGGTAATGGCATAATAACCTATAGATGTATTTCAGTATTGTTATTTATTAATCAAAATCCCAATAGATTAGCAGCACGATTACCCATGTTACGTATTTGTGCTCCAAATCTTCCTGGTTCAAAAGAAAATGGACTTGCATTTGGATCACTAAGAAGACTTTCTCTAGCTTGACTAAAGACATCTAATAGAGAACCCTTAGATGAGATATTACTATTCGGTCCACTCTGAATGTATCTAATGTATGACATAGAAACAGTACATTTTAATAAATCATTTCCACTATATGATACTGGCATCGAAGATATGCTCAAAGGAAATGATCTAATGAATTCATAGGTCATAAATTGTTGATAGTCTCTTTCAAATTTAAATATTTTCAGTCCTTGATCAGCAATATATTCATCTGGATATGTGGGTCTGTAATTATAAACTCCTGATTTGAGATTACTCCTTACATTTGTTACGGGTCCACCTCCAGCAGCAAAAGGATCTTCATCTGGATCTTCATTCATAATACCTCTCATCCAAGTTTCAAAAAATCTAATTGGAAGATAGTTTGAAGCATCAACATAAAATGTAAAATCAATTCTATCGTCAAACATTCTACGGTATGCGTGCTTCTCCGTCACACCTGTTCTATCATTATTAATATCCATCGTTGTCAGTTGAGATCCTGGGAGGGATGTCTCAGAGCAAAGCAGATTTAATTGTTCCTGATCTGCACCAAGAACTTCTTCCAATTTGGATCTTACTTTTCCATTTGGAAGGGGGATTTGAACAGCAAAGTAAGAGGTTAATGATGGTCGTAATAAGTTTACTTTGACATCATCGACACTTCTTCTTCTTACTTCCTTTTCGGCGGGGTTTGCCATTTATAAATAATTTTTAACCTTATATATTATGTATGGGAGAAAGTATTAAAAGTAAATATAAACCATCATTCCCAAAGAAATATAAAGGCAATGCTAACAATATCATATGCCGTAGTAGTTGGGAACGTAGGTTCTGTCATTACTGTGATCTAAATGAAAACATTCTTGAGTGGGGTAGTGAAGAATTTTATATACCATACATCTCACCAATAGATAGAAGAGTTCATCGTTACTTCCCAGATTTTATTATCAAAGTGCAAGAGAATACGGGACAGATTAAGACTTATGTGATTGAGGTAAAACCAAAAAGACAAACTATAGAACCTAAAAAAAGATCAAGAGTTACTAAGTCATACATCTATGAGTGTAAAACCTATGCAGTCAATCAAGCAAAGTGGAAGGCTGCAGTTGAGTTTTGTGAGGACAGAAGAATTAATTTTAAGATCATCACAGAGGACGAACTCGGAATCAAATGAACCGCATCGAACAACTCATTCCAGATCTCAATAACAAAACGAATGATCAAGAAGTTATGATGCTTGAGATTATGCAGGTGTTGAATGATACTGTTACACCTATACCAGAAGCAGGAAAGTTTTATACCTTTGTTTATAATGCAAAGACACCTCGCATAACATATGATCAACACCCATTGATTGCTTGCACAGAAGTATTCCGTTGGGGGTTTCGTGGAGCAAACTTTCACCTAGGTAAGTATAGAAATTATACTTGGGAAGAAGTAGCAGGTCAACTTTATATTGTTGACTATGAAGAACTGGGAGACTTGCTCTCTATACCTTATGCACTTCGTAAAGATACTTACTAAATAGATAAAAAAGACGTAGATGACTGTCTCTACAAGTAAACCAAGTCCTGTGGTTATAGGGCAGGGTAGAAATAAGGAAACCATTTATACTGCAACAAGAACTACAAAGTTGGCAGATGGAACTTATAGTGTTGATATGTTGCAATATAGTGATGCAACGGGAGCAGGTGGAAAAGTAATTGCTACTAGAGATAGTGTAAATAAATGGTCTTTTAATGATAATGCTAGCACAAAAGCAAAGCAAAATGAAAGTAGATTAAATAATGCTTCAAAAAATCAAATGGAGTCCATGAGAGGACAGTTTGTTGAAAAATCACAAGATGCGGAAGAATATAAAAGAGCACAAGGTCAACCAAATAAAGCAGATACTACACCAGAGACGGGAGATACTTCAAGACCAAGTGGCGAACCTCCAAAAAATAGGGCAGGAACAAGAGATAAGTTTGGTGATATGAACTATCCTATTGATAGAGATCAACTACAAGATATCATCAAATTTGATATGCTAAAGTATAAACCAAAGAAAGTTGAAGGGTTTAGTTTTGGAGATAGAGAGGAAAAGGGCAGAGAAACACTGGGTTCAGTAACCTTACCAATTCCAGGAGGTATTTCTGATAGTAATGGATGTGACTGGGGTGGTGATACTATGAATCCTTTACAAATTGCTGGTGCAGGAATAGCTCTTGCAGCATTACAAAATTCTAAAAATGTTCCTGGAGGACTTAGTGGTGCTTTATCTGGTTTAATGGATTCAGTTAGAGATAATAATGCAGTAATCAAAGATGGAATAGCAGGAGGGACAGCTGCAGCAGCAGTTGGAGCAAATATTAATTCAATACTTGGAAGAACACAGGGAATGATTCTCAATCCAAACCTTGAACTTCTTTTTCAAAAACCATCATTGAGACCATTTACTTTTCAATTTAAAATGTCTCCAAGAAGTAAAGATGAAGCGGAAGAAATTTTAAAAATTATTAGATTCTTTAAGCAAGGAATGGCACCAATTAGAGAACAGTCAAGACTTTTCTTAAAGACACCTCATACGTTTAAGATTAAGTATGTTCAGTTGGGGGAGGAAAGTAAGTTTTTAAATAAGTTTAAGGAGTGTGCCCTACTATCATGTAGTGTCCAGTATACTCCTGAAGGAAACTATGCTCCCTATGAAGATGGAGCAATGTCATCATATCAAATGTCTCTTCAGTTTAAAGAACTTGAACCAGTATTTAATGATGATTACGGTAGTGATGGTGATCTTCCCGCAGAAATAGGTTTCTAAAATGTCAAATTACTTCAGCAAAGTTCCAGATTTTGAATATGTTAGCAGACTTCCTGATGCATTGATATCAGATTATATTAATGTAAAAAATTTATTCAAAAGAATTGCTCTAAAACAAGACATCTATCAAGACTTATCATTCTTTACTAAGTATGAAATTCTTGGTAATGATAGACCTGATAATGTTGCATCAAAAGTCTATGGTAGATCTGATTTGGATTGGGTTGTCTTGACTAGTAATAATATTATCAATGTTCAGGATGAATGGCCGATGCCACAACTTGAATTTGATGCATACCTTTTAAATAAGTATGGAACTTATGATAATTTAAATTCATCTCATCATTATGAAACTACTGAACTTAAAAATAATGATGATGTTATAATTGTTCAAAAGGAATTACAAGTTCCTTCAACATATAGTATAACTTATTATGATGGATCTGGAATGGTTACTAGTTATCCTGTTGTTGAAATCACAAACTATCAGTATGAAGAAAAATTAAATAACAACAAGAGAAGTATTTTCTTATTAAAACCAAGATATCTAAATGTAATCATTGATGACTTTGAAGAACTCATGACATATAAAAAAGGTTCCAGTCAATATAAGACTGAAACCTTGAAGACTGCTGATAATATCAGACTATTTTAATTGAAGTATTTGTCCATCCTAAGTTTGATGTAATACATTCCTAATAACCAGACGGAGAAGAGAAATCCTTCTCCATAACTCATGGTGTTCCATGCATGAACTGCGCTATCCATTACTCCT